AATATTATCCCAAATATATAATTCAGGATATTTATTACACATTTCTTTAAAATAACCTAAATTTGGTTTACCATTCCTTGAACTTAATAATTTGAATTTAATATCATTTACTAATTTGTCATATTTTTCTTTTAAGGTTTTAAGGCTTGTCATAAAATTTTAATTGTTAATTATTATTAAAAAATCTTCAAAACTTTTTGAATTTTTGTAAGTCGAGTATAAGTCGCGCCGGATTAAAGCGTCATGCTGGTGTAGGTAGATATAAACAACCTTGTCGATAGTAACGCTTCCGTACAACTTCGCCACGATGCTATAATTTGTCTTGCTGACGTTAAGTATTACTTTCATTGAATGGTAATTGTATCTGTGAAACGTGATTTTTTATTCGCTTAATGGCTGCATCGTAATACTCTTTATCAAGTTCGCAGGCTGTCAAATCAAAGCCGTAATCATGGCAGGCTATTGCTATTGAACCAGAACCAAGATGGGTGTCAAGTATCTTGTCGCCTTGCTTTGCGTATTTATCAAGGAGCCATTTGTAAAGTGCAACGGGTTTTTGTGTTGGGTGTATTCGTGTTTCTTTATTTTTCATATCACCTTGTAGCATTCCTGCCCAACGAAACTCAAATTTTCTTACAGCTGTTTTATGATTTGTCCAAGCAAGTTCACAATCTGCAAAATCATTATCTCCATTTTGTTTATCCCATACAACCCAACTTGATGAATTTTGATTAGGTATATTTTCAATAAAGTGATTAGCTCCCCATATAATAACATTTTTAGAAACTCTAAATAACTCATTAAAGTATTCTTTTGGTGGCGCTGAACTATCCCATTTCTTTGCTGTGTACATTGTAGGTCTTGCTGCATTTCGTCGGCTATGATTTTTAGCGCCATCCTCTCCTATACCATAAGGAGGGTCAACTATTGCCAAGTCAAAATATTTATCAGGATACCTAGCCATTAGCTCCATGTTATCCTCGTTAGTTATCGTAATATTATTTGTTACTTTCATTCTTTGATAAATATTCCGTTTACTGTTTTACCTTTTCGGTCTTTAATCTCATGCCACGCGGCTTCCAGACAATGGTCGACATCAAGGTCGTACTGTTTGGCCAAAATAATCAAAACAACCTGAATATCGCCTATTGAATCAATGATTTTGATAATATCATTTTTTGCCATAGCGGAAGCAAGTTCGCCGGTCTCCTCAATTAACTTTAAAAATTGTTTGTTCTGGTTTTCCTTAGTGATAAGGTTGCGTTCCTTCGCCCAGTTGATAATGTTTTGTTTCATAGATCTTTATTTAATTCGTTATACACTTCAAACCACCAATCAAAAGTTGTTTGTTGCTGCGTGTTAAATGGGTTACTGTGAGGATTTGATGATAAAACGTTCCTGACTGTCAACTGAGCGCAACGTATCGCGATAAGCGTGCAAAGTATTTCATGCCCGCAATCGGTGTCTTCATTTTGCAAGATGTTTTTAAATTCAGCGATTAGTTGTTCTGCTTTTTCTTTAGGTGTCATACTAAATCTGTTTTAAATTGTTTATCGTAATAGTTTCTAAATTGTTCTAAAATCTCCTCAGATGTAAGATTGTTACTTTGAGTCATACATCCGTAAGTAAAAAAATTTATCATGTGTGACTTTTCTAATTGTTTGGCTTCCTTCAAAACATCTTTTTCAGTTGTTGAGTTAGTATTTATTTCATTCAGTACCCTATGAAAATGTATTGATTTTGATAATTCTTGTATTAACCATTCTACTGCTGTCATTTTGTTTTGTTTTTGTAGGTTTCATCGTAATAGGTTTCTCCCGAAATTAGTTTGTGACTTCCATCTTCTTGAAGTTTAGCAATCAAGCCGTGAGCATCTATTATCTGCTGCTTTTCAAGTTCTAAGGCTTGTTTGATTTCTTCTTTCCAAGCATCTGTATGTTCGCCACATATTTGGTCAATTAAAAATTCTACTGCCGTCATAATTTAAGTTTTAAGTGTTTAAAAATAACCCTGACAGGATTCGAACCTGTATCTATCAGATTTTAAGTGATGCTATCACACTGATGCGTTGCCAATTGTGGTATTCATTCCCACTTACGCCACAGGGTTACATGGGGACAATCTGTCCCTAATGAAATTTACATCTTCCAGAACAATTAGTAGTAATTCTATTGCATTGCTTTTTAAATCTTGTCATACCACCACAATGTGTAAGGTCACAATCAGAACCATAACTTTTAGTGTGCATAACAGGTAAGCAACTGGTACAGAATATAATCAAGAATAAATAGATTAGCTTTTTCATTTATCTAATTTAAATTTTTTTCCAAAGTGAATTATCATATAATTTAACATCAGAATGGTCAATATCATCAAATAAAGTTATTATATTTTTATTTAAATCTATTTTCCACAAGTTTATGTCATCACTTGCTTTAAAACCTACATGATTTATTTTACCTTTTTCCCAAACTGCATAATTTTCAAAGCCTAATGATTTCCAAAAATTATTACTTTCTAAATCTTGTCTACATCTTAAAGTAAATCCAACTCTATAAAATTGTTCACAAAATTGTCTACAAACATCTAATAAAGCAGTTCCATAATACAATCGTCTTGCATCATTTCTTACTGCTATTTGTTGAATCTTTGCATATTTATAAGCGCCTTTTCCTGGTGTAATTAAAACATATCCAACCGCATCATTATTAGCCTCGCAAATAAATACAACAAAATTTCTTTCACCACCAAAAACATATTTATCCCAGATTGTTTTTTGTATAAAACCAACTGCATAAGAATTTTCTTTTTGTAGTTTATCAATTAAAAGAATATCTTTTATAGTTGAAGTTCTAACTGAAATATTTTTTAATTGGTCATGATATAGGATATTTATTAAACCTGTTGAACAATCAAATTTTCCTAATTTCATTTGTCTAATTTATAAAGTTTATAAGTTTCAATAATGCTGATTAAATTCTTTTCGTAACGTTTCGAGGTTGCATATCCGCAGCGCTGTAATTCCTTAGCCCAGTGTTTATAATCCTTATATTTAAAACAAGATTTGTAACGGTCATTGAGCAAAATTTTAGAATGTTCGCGATAACTTTCCCACGCAGTTTGAAAGATTCTGAACATATCATAAATATCGTCATCCGCGTAATTAGCACACCGGCAACCAATACATTTTGAATAACATTTAATACCGAAATGGTTATTATCCTTAACTGCCATCTTACTTTGTCCAGCTGCGCTTTCGATTATACCCTGAGCCAAAGTAATGGAGGCCGGAATGCCAAATTTATCCTGTTCGATTAGTGCAACTTTTGTAAACCTTTTGATATATGCCTCAAATTTGCTTTTATTGTCCGTTTTAAGCGCGTTTTGTGTCACGTTGGTAGTATTTACTGCGCTATCTTGTAAAACTGTCTTAAAAACCGTTTTTTGTGGCTTAGCAACTTGACATTTTTTGTCAATTTTAGGATTAAATTCTAAATAAGCGGTGCAATAAATAAAACAACCGCTAAAAATCATAAATATTGTTTTCATTTCCTGTTATATTTTCGTTTTTGACCTCTGAGTTCTTCGGCCGTATCTTTTAAAATCTGCCACTCTGAGGCGTTTAAATTAAGTTTTGATAGATACATTAACAAAGCCGCACAAATAGAACTCTGCTTCAATTTTAAAGAGCCGGGCGGATTAAATTCCTTAGCAAAATATGTAACTTGCAAAAGTTCATCAATCTTTATTCCAGAGGTTGCAAAGGTTTCTATTATTGCCGTTAGCGTTTCGGACTTGTTACATTTAAAATCCTTCGATAACCGTTCTAAATACTGGTTAAGTTGTTGTTTCAAGGTTACCTGTACTAAGATATTATTTCCTTTTGCATCACTTACGATTAAATCAGGGGTTGCCACACTTACGGGAGTGGCAATCCTGAATATAAAGTCTCTACTTGTTGCGCTTATTCTTATGTTAATTCTCATCTTTTATGGTATTGTCGATAAATTCTAAATGCGTTTTACTTATTTCGTAATGGTTAAGTAATGTTTCGCGCTTATCCGGATTCTTTTTAAGCCATTCAATCAATTTGTTGCACTCCTCAATGGTCTGCACTTTCTTTTTTTGAGGTCTTAGTAATTCGTTTGTTATGTGGCCAGAGGTTTGTGCGTCGTCGTCGTTGTCTGCCGAGATTGAAAGCATTGCGCAAATTTGATAGCGCTTTGCATACGTCAAACCACCGCCCAAATTTTGAAGGTCATTTGTCCCTCTGCTGCCATTCATCGCACTAAATGGCATCTCAGTACGCAAATATTGACCGCTGACATGATACAAAACCGTAGTGAGATAAGATCCTGTTAAACTTTGTACGATAACTAAACCGTTTTTACTGAGTAAAGGCCTGATATTGTTAAGAATATTGTCTAAAGTTAAATAAGCATTTTTTAAATGGTCGTTCTTCCTGTCTTTTTTTAGGCTGATTTCATGTAAATCTTTTTGGAAGTTAATTAAAGCCTCAATTAAGAGGCTCACGTTGTCTGATTGTTTGTATTCCATAGTTTTAATTTTTAAAGTATTGAAAAAATCTTTTTAAGTTCGTCTTCCTGTTCGTACAATTCATGAAGTTCGTCGTTATTGTAAGGCCTTGTGACTACTTCCGGACTAACCTCAATTTTTTGAACCCAGAACTGATTTCCACTAAATGACTGATAAAAGTTTTCGTCCAATTTGATAGCTAAAAACCAATCATTATAGTTTTTGATTCTTTCATTGCGCTTATGTGTACTTTCTTCGAAAATATCACATGGTGCGTGATTGCGTCTAATCCAAACATAATTTGTTTTCATTGTAATAAAATTTTAATTGTTATTTAATAAGTTGTTACAAAAATATAATAACTTTTTGACATAAAAAAATTTATTTTCACTTTTGACAAAAATATTTTCACTTTTTTAAAAAAAAAATAGGCAACCGGTTAAAGCTGCCTATCAATTCCCTAAAAATAGTCAATAAAATCAATCTTTGAGTTTGTCCTGAAGGGTTTTTATCTGGTCATCCTTTACCGTAATTTGTTTTTCCATACGGTCGCGGAAGTCTTTATGTATGTCGCTAATATCTTTCAAATTACTTTGATGTTCAATTCTTAGTTTTTCCGTTTCTGTACTAAAGGTTGTAAGCTGATCTTTCATTTGAATCTTCATATCTCTAAGCCAGAACCATAGTACGGCTATAACGCCAAACTTACTTATAATATCGAATGCTGTTGATTCTAAACCAACCTCAGCGCCAGTAAAAAGAAACAAACCAGTCGCAGCGCTTAAATCTATAATTGAGTTATTATCCATTACTGAAAATCTAATTGTTTAGGAATGTATTCAATCAAAGGTAAATTTTTAACCCAAAGATATAACGGATTTGTCGTATTGTCAATTTCTTCCGTACTTATAACAAAATTTTCGTTAAAATCTGTAATGACATTATAAAATGAATCCGGCGCGTATTCCTTGCCGTTTATTTCCTCTGCCTGTTCCTGCGTTAATAGTCCAACGTATATCATATTTCCAATAAAGTGAAATTTGTTATTTGATTATGTTTAAAAACTTTAATAGCTTCGAACCAACGATTATCTGGCACTACCATACAACCGGCTGACCAATTATCGACCGCAGAACCTATGCCGCCCCTGTGGAAGTTTATTCCATAAAAACCGTTTGTCTTTATGTTTTTATCAATATTATTATCTTTATTACCATCTCGATAAATTCCAACCGCGCCGGTCTGCATAAAGTAAGGAGCGCCGAGCCATAAAGATTTCCAATTTGCGGAAGTAATGAAAGTATGACTATTTATGGCTTGTTGTTCGCACGCTATGGCCGTTCCTGTGATACCTCCAACCGTTACCGGATTATATATCCAATAATTGCCCGGTCTGGTTGAGCATGGCAAAATAAAATCTACGATGCCATTGTTAAAACGTAGACAAACATCGCTAAATATATTATCAAAAGTTTTATTTAACCTCAGCCAGACTAATTCTGTTTTCGGTTGTTTCCAATTCCTTACAAATAATTCGTCATTTATAAAACGTTTTGCGCCTGTCAACGTTAATGAGCCAATTATACCGTCAATCGCGCCCGAATAATAACCCCTATCTTTTAAAATTTGTTGAAAATGTTTCATTATATCTGTCGGCCTAAAGTAGTTTGGAATATTTGAACATCATTAGTTGTAGATAAAACTTCAGTCGCATTAAGTTCGTCAGAAATAAAAGCAAAAGCGTAATTTTTTGATGAATAGTTACCAAAACCAGTACCGCCTATTTTAAAAGTATTATTTGCGCCTGAACTTGCTTTTAATTCGGTAATAACAGAATTACCATTCTTATAACCTGTCACGCGACCATTATAAGTCATAATAAAATTACCTTTAGAATCTAAATTAGCAACGTTTGGATAGGTTGCAGAACCTGAATTTACATAAAATTTATTATCTGACCATCTCGATATTACTGATTGTTCAGTACCGCCTATAATATTCGTAAAATCATAACCTTGTTCACTTACATTGTTACGTATATAAACACCTATTGCGCCATTATTTGGAATAGTAACGCTTGCATTAAGATGTGTCAAAGCATAACCATTTAACGCGTTTCCTGTTATACCATTACTTGAATGAGTTAAACCTCCAAAAAATGTAAGACGAAAAGCCGCATCTGTATCTAAAGGATTTTTTAAATTCCATTTGTGAGTTGTTGCAGTACCACCAACCAGAGGATAAATGGCGTGCATTTTAGTCCACAAATTATTAGCTTTAAGACTTAAAGTAAGTGTATTTATAGCAGATGTAATAGTTGGGTCAGTAATTCCTGTCGCAGTCAAAAACGCGAGCGCGTCAGGGTCTAAACCAGCATAAACGTATGGATTTATTATCATCTTGTTCCGATTAAAGTAATTTTTAAACCTGTTGCGCTACCATTCCCAATCTGGTCGATATCAATTGTTATTTCGCTATCGTCTGTTAGGGCAGATGTTGTTATTGTTGCAGGTGTTGCAGCCGTTACGCTTGTTTTCTCTGTATTGTCAATTGTCAATTTTGTACCTAAAACAGAACTACCGCTTTGGTTTATGTCAACCGTGAAAATAGAACCCGATGATTGTGCTGTTGTTAAACTTGCGCGAACACTTGTTAGTGTCATAGCGTGAGGCATTCTAAAAGTTACCTTTGCCGCGCCTGTTGTTAGTGCGGTCGTTTCATCACTCGCTGCAAGTTGTATCTCGATAGCTTGTCTTGTATCGTTCTCAACGTGTAGCAAGATGTGTCCATCTACTGCGTTTTTCTTTGCGCAATATCCGATTATAACTATATAATTAGGAGATGCAGGTTTAACATTTGTAATTGCACCCGGTGTTGTTGCGCTTAGGTAAAGAATATCACCTTCGTTAAAAGCGTTTGTGTTAACTCCGTGAATTATTCCGTTTATAGCTACAAATCCGTTGCTACTATCTGCGATGTCTTCAGCAACAATACCAAAAGTTGTCTCGCTATTTGCTACGCTATCAGCTTGTGCCAAGTTTATACCAACGAATCCGCCTGCAACACCAACTACTTTAACTACGCTGCCTTTAGTTATTGTAGAACCGCTTGTGTTACGTGCCTTAACTACTAATTGCTGACCAAGTTTATTTTTTAAACCGCCCTGCAAACCTAAATCTAAAGTGCCATCTGTATTATTCCACGCCAATTCACCAACACCAACTGAATGTCCAAGTGTTGTTTCAAAATCTAAATAATCCAAATCAATTATTGATTTATTATTAGCTGTATTACCTGATCCTAAAACTTGGTCTAAAGTAGGAACTGCATTCGATTGTACTGCCCAAATAGCTGCGCCTGTTGTATTGTCTGCACAATAATAAGTATCTCCGTTATCTAAAGTCCAAAGCGACCCAATCTGATATCCTTTTGTATCATCATCAGTTACTGTTGGTGTAACATTAAAATTGTACAATGAATGTCTTATAAAAACACCATTTCCATCCATTACATACAATCGCCCCGCTTCCCATTTTAACTCGTAACCAACGGCGCATATTTGTGCAATTCCTTTTGTACCTCCTAAACCTGCATCTATAGTTCCCTCTCTTAGTCTGGAAGTATTATTAAAATATAGACCATAAGTAGAATCGAACGCAATATCGTTTGTGCCTGATGTATTGCCAACATTTAAAACACTTGCTAAGTCCTGTGAACCTCCGCCGCTTAATTCAAAAAAAAAAGAACTCGATAACAAGTCGGCCAAATCGTAAGCATCGCCAGAAAAAGGTATCGCCGAAGCCGGGTCAATTTGTGTAAAATTAACCTGTTCTGTATTTAAACTTTTCCATTGGTTAAATCCAAACTTGACAATAACTTCCGTACTGCTTTTGACTTCCAAAGCGTTAACATTCACAAACACAAACAAAACTAAATTTGTGCTTGAATCTTTTATTACGACATTTCCTGTCGTCTGTTTAACAATTGTAAATAATGTCATTTGTAAAAAATTATATTGGTTGAAGGATTACGTTTGTTTTGGCACGTGTTACAATAAACGCCATAAATAGAATAATAATTGCAAAGGTAAGTATTTGAACCGCAACCGCAGTCATCACAACCTGAGTCGCAAGGACAATGTTTTTTTGCATCGAAAAGCGGATAATCGGCTTTGTTCTGACAAAGGAATTTAATTAAATATTCTTTAAGGTTGTCAATCTTTTGCATCATGTTATCCTGCATAATCTTGAAAGCCTGTGCGCCGCCATTCTGTGCGAACTCAGAATCATTCAAAAATATACCTTTGCTCGCAACTTGAAAAGTTATAAAGGGTAAGGCCTCATAATAAACAGTATAAGCCGCGTATCTAAGCAAATAAGATACCCATAGTGTTTCGTATGGTGCCGGTGCAGGAGGGATAAATTTGTTAACTAATGCGCCCGCGTCTGGATTGTAATTACTAACCGCGCTATTTTGTTCTAAAACTAAATCGTCGTAGAACGCGCGCCCCAAAACCGGAATTAAAAACCGTTCCTCAGTCGATAAAATATAAGGACTGATTAAATTTATATCAAACCTTGCATTAACCGGAGCGGCTCGATATAAACCTGTGTTAACTACTTCTTGCGGCTTAATTAGTGTTTGCATTGTCTATTTGTTTTAACTTTCTGATAGCCCATTCTATACCCTCGTCACCGCCCCACGCGTCCCACATTAAACCGCCGCAGCCTTCATTATAAGGTATGTTTTTATGTTGTTGATGGCGTTTAAAACTTGCCATGCGTGCGATCGTGTCGCGTGAAATCTTTTCTTTATTTGCTAACTGATTAGCGCGCGCCTTACCTGTGGCTTCGCCGCAATCGCCCCAGCCGTTTTCCTTTGCCCACTTAATCGCTCGTTTTGCATTGTTAACTGCTGCCTCTGGATAGTCATTGTATGTTTCTTCGCTTCGTACCTTTGCCATTACAACAGGCTGAACTTCCAACGGCGGGAATCCTAACTCAGCGCGTTGTTCGTCCATCGTTAAAACTGTTTTAATATCCAAATCGCCCGCGAATGATACCGGCATTGGCTTCGCTATATCGACCGCCATATTCGACCAATCGTAACCAAAAAACGCGGCGGCATCTTGTATAACCGGATTCAAAAACTTTGTTAAAAACAACCTTTGTATCGGCCTAATAACAGTATTATAAACAATATCAAACTCTGATCTAATTTGTTGATTCGTTCCCAAACTTCCGGCGGTTCTTAATCCGGTCAAAGAGTGAGTCCACCTGTGCGCGCTAATAATAGCCGTTTGGCTCATTTCCTGTAACTTCGTAAACTCGCCATCGTTTTTACTTTCCAATATTTGAACATCGGCCTTGTATGTTTCATCTCTCAAAGCCTGAATAAACATCTTAGAATTATTTCCGGTACCGGTGAAACAGTCTTTCATTGCCCTTACTAACGTTTCCGCCTCTTCCTGATTTGTCGAACCAAACAAAGACACAATTGCAGAAGGAGTAAAGCCGTTTTCAAATTTACTTTGGTTAAATTTTGGGATTCTATATTCAAGTTCCGCCCAGATTTTAGCGCTGATCCAATCCGGAACGCCCCAATAAGTCAAGGTTGGTTCATAATTTTTTAAGTGAACAACGCTTTTTTCAATGCCATCAATCTTTTCGAACGCCGGAAATAGTGGTAATTCATAAGGCGCTTTAGGTGTTGTCCAATAGTGCTGCTCAAATTCACTCGATATACCTATGTGAGTTGGATACATCTCATGTTCGGCCGCTTTTTTAGGTCGACACCACATAATCGGTAACAACCGCATATAGTATTTTAGTGTTTTACCGACTTTAATCTTACTAATTTCGATAAAAGCATTTCCAAAACTGCAAAAATCGTTAATAACCTTACTTGTAAATTCCTCGATATTCTCGCCTTCAGCATTTACAACCGTTAAAAAGTCGTTTAATTGTTGTTCCTGTTGTAAAGTAATTTGACTTTTATCAATTTTTTGTTGTCTTAAAGATGTTAACATAGACATCGTTGCCGCCGGAACGACGAAAAAACCATCTCCAACGCTATAATTAACTTTTTGTTGAATTATTGCGCTCGTTGTCGGGCTATTTGTAGTAATAGCCTGAATCCTGTCTAACTGCCAGAGGTCGAACGTTTGAAATGGTATATATTCAATGGTCGTAGTATCTAACCATTCCTTTGTCGGTTGTCTGAATATGTCATCTATCAAAAAAGGCCTGATTCCTAATTGAACACCTGTCCATGCGTTAACCTTTTCGGGTTTATTCGCCGGTTTGATCTGTTTTATCGGTTGTCTGCGACTCATTCTTATTGTCTATTTTTTTGTTACTTACTTTTTTTGTAGCCTCAATACCGGAATGCCCTAAATGAAACAAATGTTCTAACTGTTCTGGAGTGGCATCGTCTATTTTGACTGCAAATTTATTGCAACTTACAAAACAACCTTTGAATTTTTCTTTTATTTTAAACATAATCTTTATTTATTTAAAAAAAGGGTTGCATAATTAAATACAACCCCCTTTAAAACACCTTTTCTAATCAAAATTTATACTGGTATAACAACCGCAGGATCTACCGGATAGGCCAAAGTAGTTCCGCGACTTACTAATGTCACGCTCGCCTGATTCTGGTCATTGATAGCCGTTCCGGTTGTAGTTTCAAACGCAGTCAACTGAGCCGGAAATTGTACACCGGCAGAAGTCAAACTTTGAGGCACGCCCCAAATCCATCTACTTCCATTGTTTTCTTCGTGAATAACTACAAAACCGCAGCAACAATTTTTCAACTCATCAATCAATTCCTTTACATCTTGATTATGGCATGGGAAAACACCGGTAACAGTCTGCGTTACTACTGTATTACAGTTTACGCGTTCGCCTGTTTCAACGAAAGAGCCTGTCTCTTGATAAGGTACAATTTCATAAAATTTTGTACTACCTACCATAGTAATGGCGGTTAATTCGCCACTTGTAAAAGTAAGAGCAGAAATATCGCCCACGCTTGCAAGCCAAAAGCGATTTAAACCGCCGGCGCAGCTGAGCGAACAATCAACACTATATCCTGTGCTTAAGCAACTCATATTTTTATTTTTTATTATTGTTATTTAAATAGCCGGCTGTTACACCGGCTTAATAGATAGGTTAAATTAGTATGCAACCGTAATCAATTCGTTGTGCTTATAGTTAAACCCTAAATAGAATTTTAACTTCGCTTTCAATTTTTCATCGTGTAAGTCGTACCAGCTAAACACTTGATTCAATGGGCTTGCAATGTCAGTTCCCATCACCATGTTATCACGCTTAGTATAAAGTACATAATTAGCGTTATTGATTCCCTGATAGTCTAAAGCGTACTGTTGCCAATCATACATCGGTTTTACCTCGATACCGTTGTAAGTCAACCTGGATTGACCGTTCATTAACAATTCCAAATGCATATTTGAAGAAATACCATTATTTTGTAAATCTTTCAAATATTGTCTGTAAACGTTAGCAGAAACAAGCATTACCTTGTCAGCCTCAGGAACTGCAGTCAATACATTTGAAGCATTATCCCAAACTGCATTTAGTAAGTCGATACCATCGCCCGCGCCTAATGGAATACCGGAGTTAGAATTGATATAAGGTACTAAGTTTTGAGCAACGAGGTTAGGAAGGTAAACGCTCCACATACCATCAACAATATTCACATCGTTGTTACCGCTTGCCTTGTCGCCAAAGAAAGCCAATAACAAAGCCTGTTTTCTTACTGACTGTTGTAATCTTAACATCAACAAATCCATAAAGATTGTTCCCTCAAGATTGTCTATCTGAGTTCCTTTTTTAAGTAACTGCTTGTAGATTGTATCTTTAAATTCATCGAAACAAAGTTCAACGTTTGCCTTAACAAATTCAGTTTCTATACATCTTTCAAAAATGCTAAAGTTACCTTTTGGAGTCCATCCGCAGCCGTCACCCAACTGCAAAGGGTTTTCCAATAAACCAACATATCCGATATTCTGCTTTTTGTTAATTGTTACCATAGTGTCGAAAATATCAGACACCTCTGCATCAAAAAATATCGGTTTTAGTAAAAGTTCCTGAGCCTGTTCGCCAATCAAATTTATATTAAACTGACCGTTTTCGTATGTAGCCATTTATATTATTTTTTTAAAATTAAAGAATGAATTAAACTAAAGTAAATAAAATGTTTATAGTATATGCAGCATTTAAAGGGTCATTGCTGTTTATTGTAATGTCCCCACCGTATGCGCCAGCCGCGCCTGAAGTGTCAACTGTTCCACTATAAGCTATTGATTGATTAGGGTAAATAACATCCGCAAAAGGTGCTAAAGTAAACGCAGAAACATCTGCTAAAAAAGAAACCGAAGAAACCGTCAAAACTTGACTGCCTACATTTCTAACATAAACCGTAAAGGGCTGAGTTGTACCACCTGCGGCAAATGTACCAAGCGCATAATTGCCACCATCGGCAACTACTGTACTGTTGTCAGATTTCAATATTCTTAAAGCCTGAGCGCCTAATGTAGTAGTATCAATATCAAAACCAACAGAAGGAACAAATGTAAAATCATACTCTTTCATACAAGGGCATTCAATACCGGGATTGTCTACTACCTCGATAACGATGTTTACTGTCCAATGTTGATTTTGGTTTAAAGTAGTTGTATCAACCACCAAAGATGAAACAGTTCCTGTTCCTACTGAGGTTGCAAAGTTGCCCTGTCCGTCCGTTACAACAACTTTGATATAACGTGAATCGATAGCATCTGTAGGACTGTCAAAGGTAACAGTTAAAGCACCACCGCCGCCGACAGTACCCTCTGCAACTAATTCAATTGATACACCTGAGCAGCAACAATCTTTAATTCTAAGAATTTCAACATTGCCAGCGTTGGCCAATGGGTTTGTGCGGCTGAAAAAATACTCTTGTGAGTTTCCCTCTTGATAAAAGTTTTCTTTATTAAAAGCCATGATTTTGATTTTTATTTTTTAAATAATTGTTTTACTAAATCAGAAGACGCCTTAATTTGGTCTTTTGTATATTTGTTACTACTAACATTATTTGTCTGAGCAGCAACTTTATAATTTTGTTGTTTAGCCAATGCAACCGCAGCGGCCTCCTCCATTTTCTTTTCGCCCATCTCCATCGCGGATTTCATCTCTTTCATTTTAGATTCCATTTCGGACATACCGGATTCGAGTTCTGCAATTCTTTTTTTGTACCAGTCGATTTTTTCCTCCGGCGTGTAATCTTCAAAAGATTTTTCTATTTCGATTTCCATCTCTGACGCTGGCATTTCTTTATCCTCTACAATTTCCTCAACATATTCGGCTTTCATACCGAAAAACGATGCGAGTTGTTGTAAGAATGTTTTTTTGTCATTCATACTTTTTTCAATTTTTAATTTAGGAATATTTTTAAATTTGCTTTGTGCCCTAACCTTATTCATTACCGCCTCGTAATTCTGATAACCGTCAACCTCGCTTTCTTCAATCACGCTATCGATAAAACCCAATTCCATCGCCTCGCTTGCAGTCAACCATGTTTCGGCCTTCATCATTTGTTTAACTGTTTCAAAGGTTTTGTCATAACTGCCCTTTATTAGTTTGTCTTTACTTTGTATCTGAGCCGTATAGATTTTGGCCATCTGATCGTCAATACTATTCAAAAGGTTTAAAGACTTTTGCATCTTATCCGCGTTGCCTTCAACCATTGTCCACGCTGAGTGAATCATAAAATAACTATTCTGTGTCATTACCTTTTCGTCACAGGCCATCATTATAATCGTGGCCGCGCTTGCAACTAATCCGACACCTTTTGCAGTTGTTTCGCCTGAATACTGAGCGATAAGTTCGGCCATTGCCAGACCTTCGAAAAAGTCGCCGCCTTCTGATGCTATGTTAAAAACTACCGGTTTGCCCTCAGCGGAATCTAAAGTCGATTTTAAAACCCCTTTATTTGATTCCAGAAAACTATCGATTGTCCCCAGTATATTAAATTCTATTTGATTTAATTTCTTAGCCATAAAATGCAAAATTTATACAAAACTAAATTTGTATAATTCCAAAAAATAACGAAATAAAAAAACCCCTTACCGGAATGGTAAGGGGTAAACACTTATGGAAAACAAAAAAATGAAAACTATCTTCGCCGTTTATATTTCCTTTTGTAGTTATGCAAAGAAACAAAAACGCTGGCGGTTATTAAAACGATTATCAATATTAAAAAAAATCTAATCATTTCGGTTGTTCTGTTGTAGCCATTATAAGTCCAATCAAGATACAAATAAAAGCTATTATAAGTAATAAAGTCATAGTTAAATTTTTTCGTCTTTAAATAATAAGTACATTTTTTCAATCTGTTCCTTCGTGCGAGTCACTCTGAACGCTTTGCCCCATTGAAACTGCCAATTGTGAAGGGCGGAATCCTGATCGTCAACTGATTCATAGATAAAAATAATCCGATAATATTTTTTTCCTTTAACGACTGCCTCCTCAACCATAGGTTTATCATACATCATTACAAAATAATCCGGTTTTAATAGTTCTGGGTTTTCAGTCGAAACTACCTGAACACAATAGTAAAGACCAGTTTTTGAAGTCTCCTGACTAAATGCCAAAACTGAAAAAAGCATTGCAAAAACAAAAATTAAAGTTCTCATTGTCATAAAATTTTGTTGTGAAAAAATAGCGGTTTAAGGTTGACCGCAAACCTATGTAAAAATACTACACTAAAGAAAGGTAATATTTAAAATCATATATTTTAATAAAATGAATCATATCATGAGCAGATAAGCCTATTGCAGAACCTAATCTTTCAAGTTTAGAAATTGATTCAGTAGGTAAAACTGAATAAATAGAACGGTATTGAGGCCATTGAACGCCTTCGCAACCTTTTGAAAGGTTTTCTGATGTAATATCAGAAGCAATGTTGTTAAACATTGATTGAATAGTTTCAATCTGAGCCTTCATTTCTGTGAAAATTGTTCTTGTGTACATGGTCATAATTTTTTTGTGTGTTATAATTTTATTTCCCTTATTTGTTGTTACAAAGATATAACAACAATTTCATATAAAAAAATTTATTTTCACTTTTGGCTAAAATATTTTTAAATTTTCATCTTATTCGGGTGAAAATAGCAATAATGATTGCTCAAAATGTGATAAATGGCGTTAATTTCCAACGGTACGACCTTTGAAAGTTCCTTAACTGCCTCGTGGCGCGTATCGAATCGCTCAATATATTCTGGATAAAGCATTATTACAAGGTAACGATTGACGATAGACTGCCTGATCACATTATGTTTGACTAAAAAAGCCAATATATTAAAAAGATTCTGGTCTTTTTTCTCAGATTGTAGACTTTCAATTATCTGAGATTCCAGAACCTCGCAAAATTTAACGTTTGCCTTTCGAGTTTTGGCAGTTAAAATATTTTCTACCATTTCAAAACCTCATTTTTAAAATAATAGATCACTTTTCCAATGCACGCGGAGCAGTTAAAATCCTGTTTCATGCGAGATTGAAACGTTTCGCCGTTCCTCAGTTTAACAATGTACCGGTAATAAAGGTTAAATAAGGTTTCTTTGTCATTACCGGACAAAATAAGATTGGTTTGTTGTTTCTCCATGATTTTTTTTACAATAGATCTGGATTCAATCGGAATTTCTCTAATATACATAATAATTTGTGAGTTTCTTGTTCTGCTAAACTGATAATTTCTTCTTCAAAATATTCAATATCATAGTCGAATAATATTAAAGCTAAATGCATGCATTCGTGCATCACTAAAGTTACATCTTTATAATTTCCCTCCAGACGATACAAATTTATAAATAGGTAAGGTTTGTCTGAGCATGGAATAAGATTGCACATTCCGGCGATATAAACGTTTTGAGGCGTTTCATCATGGTTAATACAATCATAGATATTTAAGCCATGCAATTCCGGTAA